GTGTCAAAAGTCTTCTAAACAAGCCCTAGGATAAAGCTAAGGTTGGAGTAAGTGATATATCTATTATTCCTGGTACTCGCAACGAAGCCGTAGTCTTTGAAGGAATGACTGATATGTTTTCTTATTTACAAATGGCTAAAGATAATGGGAAACCTAATGATCGTACATTAGTCGTACTAAACTCTGTAACCAATACAGGCACTTTCATTCAGCAATTTCAGAACTACGCAGGTAAAATACATCTTTTTTTAGATGGTGATAAAGCAGGCAATGACGCAACCCAATCTATACTTAACAATCTGAAAAACAGCATAGACCAACGAGGGGCTTATGGTATAGGTAAAGGAGAAGTAAATGACCTTAATGACTTTTTATTAAAAGTGTTCAAACCCTTGCAAAATCAAAATAAAAGTCGTACATTTGCCAATGAAAATAACATACAAATTAACTCACAAAATGGAAGCTTTACAACTGAATCCAATAGAGTATCCTCACCTAAGTCAGTGGGAGAACAAACACCTGGACCAAACCTTAGAGAAACTATCACACCAAGCCAACCCCAGCAAGACGGAAATAACACAAGCCGACAAGCTATGGGCAGCAACAATGTTGGAAATGGACTTAGCAGCACAGAGCGGAGCGATTTGGGAGGACGAGGAAGAAACTCCGAAATGGGCAGCGATAACGGAACACAACAGGAAGTACTATCAGCAGTTGGAAGTACAAGGAAAGACCCTAATGCCAGCCGAACCCGAAGTACCGGAGGAAGTACTTCAGGAAGCCCTCAGACAACAAGAGAAGGGAAGGAAAATGAAAGAGATATTCAATCTTCACAAGCAGAAGGACGAAGCGAAACTCAGCAGAATACTTCTCAAGGAGACAGACCCCGAAGTGAAAGAGATAGTAAGACAGCTATTACTGGATTTGAACGATTTACCCTTATAAACAAAGTCGCTTCCCTCTCCAAAATAGCAAAAGGCAACAAAGTCAGCAATGAACAAATAAAAGATTTGGTAAATTTGCTGACTTTTGTCGATAAAGACAATACTATAAAGATCAAAGAGGGTGTAACCATTACTGACAATATCAAAGATATAGTCAATCATTACAAAAGTGGTGGTATTACCAAAGATAATCGAGGGGTATTAGACGAGTATTACACTGATGAAAAGCTCGTAAATGCCGTTCGCAATCTTATCAAAGATAATTTTAAAGGCAAAACTGCTATCAATATATTAGAACCCAGCGTAGGTATAGGCAATTTCCTACACGCTACCACCGATTTAGGGGTAAAAACGAATGTAACCGCCTTTGAAATCAATGATACTACTGCTAAAATAACTAAACTTCTACATCCTGATACGCAAGTAAACCTACGTTCGTTTGAAACGGAATTTGTTACTGATAATGGTACCAAAAAAGATTTTACCCCCCAATATGATTTGGTAGTGGGTAACCCTCCTTATGGTAGCCACAGAGGGCTTTATTTAGGTTTAGGTGAAGAAACAAAACTAACTCGCTACGAAGATTATTTTGTAAAACGTTCCCTCGATGTAATGAATGAAGGAGGTACCTTGGCAATGGTACTCCCTTCTAGTTGGCTTAATAGAGCCGACAAGCTTTCAGGTGCAGAGCTAACAGATGCCTACCGATTGCCAAATGGAGCTTTTAAAGCTACTGATATAGGCACTGATATTATTATCCTTAAAAAGAATAGCCAACGGCAATCACACGATATAACAACCTATTTCCAACAGAACCCCGAAAAGGTATTGGGTGAGACAGTGTTGAAAAAAAATAGATTTGGGCGTGAAGAAGACTATATCAAAGGAAATCTAGACGAAGCTCTTACTCGCTTGCAAGAATTTACTTCACAGAAAACACAGCAAGTTCCACAGAAAGCACAACAAGTTTCACAAGGTGTACAACTTGATATGTTTGCAGCGTTTGATAATGCCCCCACGCTTCCAGCGACTAAAGTTTCTATTGCAGAAAAAAAAGAAAAAGTTCCTAATGATGAATACAATACTTTGCTTACAGAAGCTCAAGAAAAAGTAAAACAGACAATTATTGTTTTTCAAAATATTAAATTCAAATCATTAGCTATTCTTACTGAATGGGATAATTATGCTGCTTTATTGAAGAAACTTGAAAGAAAAGGTGCAAAATTTACTAAGGAAGAGCTTACTGATATAACCAAGAAAGCTAATAATATAATAAAGTCATACAGCCCTAAACCTGAGAAAGAAGAAAAATCACAAGATGTTACAATCCCTACTAAAAGTGCCAGGCACAAACAATCTGAAGAAAATACAGGTGAATACAAGGTACAATCAACTCCTGATATTAGTAAAAAAGTACTTAAATACCAATTTGTTAAGAATGATACAGTGGTTGATACGGCTTTGCAAAACAGCCTTAACATTACTCCAAAGCAAGTAAAAGCCTTTGCTGATACTAATTATGATGGTGAGTTAAATAATTACCAAGAGCACCAGCAATATGCAAATTATTATAAGGGTAAATATATACACGACTTTTACTATGCAGAGGGGGATATATACGAAAAATTAGAACGTTTGACTATTGATTTTGCAGGCAGATTAGACGATGAGGAAGTGAAATCACAGTATAACAAGCAAAAGGCTTTACTTGAAAGCGTTTTGCCACCTAAGAAGCAGTTAGAAGATATTGTTATATCACCTAACCACGAATTTGTGCATAATTTTGATTTGGGTAAAGTTGAAAAAGAAGTTTATAACCAATATATGAGGCGTTATGATATGGTTAAAGTAAATTATAATTTAGCCGAAAGTTTTAAAGACTTTGTTTCAAAGCTACCTTCACAAGCTCTTGAACCTTCTTCTTCTTGGGAAGTGAAAGAATTTGTAGACAATCAAACTGTAACAGGGAGTGATAAAGAGCGTAATGCCCTGATACGCGAACGCCGTAAAGAAGTAGCCAATAACCTCTTTCAGAAGTTCCTTCGTGAGGAGCTCCCAAATGATATTAAAGAACGTTTTGTAAATGAGTTCAACCGTAAGTATAATAATCTTCATATTCCTGACTACTCACAGTTTCCTTTATTTTCTAAGATAAACCAAAACTTTAAAGGCAAGCCTTTAGAGTTGACAGAAGTACAGCGTGCAGGTATTGGACGATTGACAACAAAAGGGGTAGGGCTATTAGCCCACGAAGTTGGATTTGGTAAAACCCTATCAGGAATACTTGCTATGCACGAAGCTATGGAGCGGGGCAATGCCAAACGCCCCCTTATAGTTGTACCTAATGACAGCATTTTAAAGCAATGGGTAGAGACTATCTATGAGGCTATTCCTAATGCTAAAGTGAATGTATTAGGTAACCTTGGTAAAGATTATGACCTATCTCATTTTGACAATAAAGATGGAGAAATAACCTTAGTTACTTACGAAGGTTTTCAGAACATTGGTTTTAGAGATGAAATTACGCAAAAATTAGCTGAGAAATTTTCTTATATAAACAAAAAAGATGTGGATAGCTTAGAAAATCCTATTACAGGAGGTGTTTCTGATGAAACAATGCGTGAAATAGAAATAGCCATTGCAAAAGAAAAGAAAATACAAGGAATAATGAAAAGAGGTAAGGTCTATGACTGGGAAGATTTTGGGTTTGACCACCTTACTTTTGACGAGGCACATAACGCTAACCATATTGTAGATAAAGTACGTATTGAAGACAAGCGTTTTGCTTCAGATTTTCGAAGCCAAAACCAACGCCCCTCAAAATTAGGACTCAATACGTGGGTAGCCTCGCAATATATACAAGATAAGTACGATGGGCGCAATGTTACTTTACTTTCTGCAACCCCTTTTACTAATAAACCATTGGAGTATTATTCTGTATTATCTCTAATTGCTAATCAGCGATTAGAAAAATCAGGCTATTTCAATGTAAACAATTTCTTTGAAACCTTTATGGAGGCTGACAACGATATGGAGATTGACGCTAAAGGTGATATCAAGTTTAAAACTAATGTACGCAGATTTAAGAATAACGCCCTATTTCAGCAGCTCCTATCCGAGTTTATCGACATCAAAGGCGAAGAGGATAATCCTAAGTTAGTACGTCCTAATCGTATCAATAAAGAATATAAGATAGAGCAGAATAAATTAACTGAAAGTATGTATAACACTCTTGACCTACTTTTAGATGATACTAAAGATGGTGCTATCTTAACTCACATTCTTAATGCCCGCAAAATTGCTATTTCACCCTATCTATATGAAGAATATGAAGGAAAAAAACCTTCTACTAAAGAATTTGTAGAAAACTCGCCTAAAATTAAGCTCACTATGGACTTAATACGGCAGAATAAAACTGATAAACCCGAAGCAGGACAAATTATTTATTCAGAATTGGGTGTTTCAGAGTTTCCAAGACTCAAAGAATACTTAATAAATGAAGTAGGCTATAAAGCTGATGAAATAGGTATTATTACGGGGGGTATAAGCAAAAATCAACGTTTGGATATACAAGAGAAGTTTAATGCAGGAAAAGTGAAGGTAATCATTGGTTCAGAGGCTATACAAGAGGGTATGAATTTACAGGAAAAAACCTCTGATATGTATCTTTTAACTGTTCCTTATAACTTCACCTCATTACGGCAAATAGAAGGACGTTATTGGCGACAAGGTAATCAATGGGAAAATGTACGTGTGAACTATATGCTTACTAATGATAGTATAGATGTATTTATGCTACAAAAGCTGCAAGCTAAACAGTCACGCTATATGGAGGCAATGAAAAAAGGGGCTAATGTTATTGATGTATCAGATATAGATACACAAGAGCTTAAAACAGCTATTATTACCGACCCTGAAACACGTGCTAATATTGAAATAGAGCTACTGAAGAAACGCTATGAAAATGAGAAAACCAAACACGCTGCCGATTTAGGTTTTATCTCTCGTAAGTTTGAAGATTATACCAAAGTATATGCTGAATATTTAAAAGAGAAAAAAGACTATGAAAATATGGAAAAATGGGCTGAAAAAGATGATTATTGGAAAAAAAATCTACCCTTTAGAGCGCAGCAAGTAGAAAAGGCTCAAAAATCAGTTGAGCAGGTAATTGAAAAACTGGCAAAGAAAGGTGTTAATATAGCCGATTTTCAGCACCAACAAGAGACTGCAGAAAGAAAAATAGCTGCTTTAGATAAGACTATCGAAGAGGAGCTGCCTATTATCCGAGAAAGGCTCATAACTCAGTACAAACAAGAGAAGCAGGAACGGCTAAACGCTCCGCAGATAGACTATGTACAAGAGCGTGCTGAAGAGAATAAAACGTTTTTCAAAATACGTCCTCCAAAAAATGAAGTATCAAAAGAGGCTGCAAAAACAATTGAAAATACTGCAGAAAAGGAAATACCCCAAGACGTTTATAAAGCGTTTAAACGATAAATAAAACACCCCTAACAAAATGAGTTGTTAGGGGTGTTAATTTATGTAAACTTAATTTTATTTCTGCCTGTTCAAATTCCATCGAACATTATAAAGTATGATATACTTCTTATTTAATTCAGCTACTTTTTTAATGTAGTTAGGGTCATTTATATCTAATTTATCCATTTCAGCATTATGTCCTGCCTCATCAAGTATTCCTATTTCTGCATTAGGAAGTGTTTCAAAATAGACATTATTTTTAGTATTGAACTTATAATTAAGTATCGAAATTGTATTATCATTTTTATATAATATTGTTTCTTCAGATACTAAATAAGTAGCTTCTTCCAATGGAGCATTATCACATATTTTTCCAAGCATTTGAGTAATATATTTTCCAGCAGACTTGCGAAATTCAACGGTACTACTTGTTTTGCACTCTTGCTCTTTAGCAATAAGTTCGTTTAATTTAGCTTGCTTAGCCGAATCTCTAGCTATATATTCAATAGTACCAGACCATTTACCAATGAAATTTTCTTCTGTTACTACTGTTTTTTTATCATCTTTTGCTTTATCAGTCTCATTATCTTCTGATTTTGAGCAAGCAACAAATGATACAGCCGCAATAGTGAATAATAAGATTTTCTTTATCATAGCCCTATATGTTTAGTTATTAATTGATTGCGCAAAAGTATGCATTTTATTGATAAAATCCAAAAAAAACATTTATCGTTATTTTAATTATGCTATAAAATTCAATCTATGGGTATAAGTTGTTTTGTTAATACCTCTCTATAGTATTTTTCAAAATCTTTTTCTATTTTTTCTGTTAGAATTGTTCCTAATGGGGCATTTCTTTTTCCATATGCTTGTTTATATTTATAAAAATCTTTAAATTTTCTAGTTTGATAATCCCATTTAAATATTATTTCTAATGTTGCTATAGGAATATCTTCTTCTCTATAAGAGAAAAAGAAAGAAACTTCTTCTATTCCTTTTTTTGTTCTTTTATCTTTTATTAGAGGAGGATATTTAATATTTCCAAAATAACTATAGATACAATTTTTTTGCATATGTCCTTCTCTAAAAAAATCTAATTCTGTTTGTAAAAGATGAACATTGTATTTAGGACGAATATCTTCTTTTAATTTATAAATATTTACATTTCCAATTTCAGAAAATTGCTTTATAATTTCTATTGCTTTATTGCTCATTTCTGAATGTATTTCATTTAAAGATTTTACGCTCTTATTGTAGTTGATTTTTTCTTTCAGATAATGAGCTTCCAAACTCAAATCTCCTATATGAGGATATTTGATGATAGTGTCATAATTATTTATAGTAATATGAGCATTTTTAGAGGTTCTTAGTATTCTAAAAAATAAATCACTGTCTTTTTTATCTACTATTTCTTTTGCTTTACTCAATGGTAATTTATCTATTTTTCCATTGAATCGTGATTTAAAGTAAGCTTTAAACAAATCTTTTTCATTTGTAATTTTTCCTAACATTAAATTCTTTAATATGCTTGCATTGGATATATATGTAAATACTTTACTATAATCACTTTTCTTTTTCTGTTTTAAAAAATCTATCCTAAGTAAATCAAGTATTTTTTCATTCCTTTTATTTTCTTTGATAAGGAGCCGTATTTCATAGAGTATATCTTCCCATTTATTATAAGTTACTTTTTTGTCTTTATTATTTATTTTTAAAAACATTTTACATTGTTTTCTTACAAATTCTGAATTTTGAAATACATTTATCTTTTCTTTAATAAGAGAAATTACAGTTATCTCTTCTTCTTCCTTTACCCTAATATATTCTACTTCGCAGTAGTTATATTTGCCCGAATAACATAATATTCTTTTAGAAATACTATCATATTTTTCCCACTCATCAAATAAATACTTGTCTTTTTTATATTTTTCTCTAATAAATATGTATTCTTTTTTTGATTTTGATTTTGATTTTACTTTTGCCATTTTAAAATGTATTTTTATAATTCGGGGTTTTCATATTGGTTTGCGGTTTTATAGAGGTCTATCAGTTTAAGTAAAAGGGCTTCACGAGCTTCATTGTAATCGTCAAAATCACCTTGACAATCTAATTGACATAGATTAGGCTCTGTAATCTCAAAATAATAGTAATTACCTTCATCGAAATGAGAATGACTCTCTAACCTGATGTAACTTTCATATCCCTTCTCTCTAAACCACGCAAATACTTGTTCCCAAGAGGGAAGGGAGATACAACCTTTCTGTTTGTTGTAATTGATACGTTTTATATCTCTTAATTCGATACTATTATAAACTTCGTTGTGTATCCTATCACCTATTTCTATGCATTGGTAACCTTTGCCGCTAATAGCAAGAGCTATATAGCAATGGCAGGGGGTGTCAAACCCTATTTCTTTGAGTTCTTTGGCGATGTCGGGAGAGACAAGCCAAGTGGGGTATTGTTCTGTTTTCATTGTTTTGCTGCTTTATAAAGGTCTATTAGTTTAAGTAAAAGGGCTTCACGGGCTTCTTCATAGCTTTCTTTGTAGGTAAAATCCCAAAATTCTCCGTTTTCTAATTCGGGGTGAAAGATGTAGGCTGAAGTGCCTTTGCCGGTGGCTTCGAGGTTGCCATAATAGTCTTTTGC